GTATGTTTGCCATATCGCTGGCGTTTTGTGTCTGTGTCTCGATATCAACCAGGTTCGCGGCGATTGTCGCCCCGCTACCCAGGTCTGACGGCGTTCCGATGGTATCCGCTACCACCTGATAGACAACCTCGATATTGTCCATCGTGGCATGAGTACCGCGGATAATCAGCGGCCCCAGCGTGTCGGTGTCCTCAGCCGCCAGCGCAAAATAATACCAGCCGGTTGACTCGATCTCCGTCATCACGCTTGCGCCCGCGTTCGGATTGGCGAAGTTCCCGCCGTTCTTCGATATCGTTATCGCAGGGTCAAGCCCCGTCGCCGTGGATATGTGGTCGCTGGACAGGTAGCCCCGCCCGACCACTTTGATTGCCGTGTCTTTGAATAATGTCATTTCTGGCATGGTTTAGTGTCCTACTCGTACGCGTGGCATGGAGATACCGCCGCCGGTGGTGTAGAAAACGTCTAGAATTGCATACCCGCTGTTCGGGTAATCTTCAAACTGCAATTGTGCGAACGCGGAGTAATTTGTACCCTTCTGCAATATTGCGAAGCGCGCATCGTTTCCCGATGTCCAGGATGTTAGATCTACAATCGACTGCATGGCGTTTGTCATTGGTATCAGATAAGGACCAGCCGGAGCCGACGCGGGAAAGGTGAACTTCCCGCTGGTTTTGGTAATCGCGTGTGGAGGGCTGGCAGTTCCCCATGCTGGAGCGTCGCCAACTTTATCGGCGTAAACTTTTGCCAGCGTTCCCGCTATTACCGCTCCGGTTAAGTTGACAACGACTATCGCTCCAACAATCGTAGCCCCGGCGGGTATTCCAAGCGCCTGGAACCGCAGCCCGATATGCTGCGGAGCTGTGACCCATGTCAGGTAAAGTTTTCCTGTCCCGGTCATAGTATTGATAACTGGGGTCGACACCTCTACCTCGTTTACATCGTCGGCATCGGCTGAAATCCCAACATCCACCCGCGTATCAATCAGGATTGGATACTCCTCTGCATTTGCCCAGGCTTTCCGGCGTGTCTTTTTGTCTGCGATCTTCCCGACCTTGCCCGTCCACTCCTCGACATACCGCGCACCGTCGCTCGATGTCACCATCTGGAGATTTTGACGCTTCGCATCCCGCCCGGCTGATTTCCGGCTAAACTTCATCCTGCGTTTTTCGTTTTTCACAACCCACTCAAACCGGCGCGGCGCTGCTGGAGTTTTCAGGAGCTTATAAAACTCTACCGCCCCAGGTCTCACTTCGGCGTGGATGCTGTAATCGCCGTAGTCGTAGACGATTTCATTGCCTTCTACCCTGTAAATCGGCGCGGCAACCTTGGATTTCCCGCCTATTTTATCCAGGACGATTTCCGCCTCTCCCTGGTCGCCCTCTAGTACCGCCGATGGTACTACCGGGTCAAACCTGACCTCATACCCTGCCGTGTCGCATACCACAAGCCCGTTGCGCTCGGTAACGGTCAAGTCCACGTCCTGCCAGCGTTTGCCATCGTGGAAGTGGACGGGCATGATACCGCTGCGAAGCCGGAACTTGCCTCCGCCCAGGTCGAAGGTCTTACCGCGGCTTGTCCGGCGGCTAACCACTTCCTGCTCGTTGGTAAGCCCATCGACAAGCAACTGGTCGCCCGGTTTTACGTGTGGATAGACAATCATAAGACACCTTCTGTTAGCTCTTCCCTGCGGAACCTGCACAACTCAGGATTGACCACCGCCGCCGCTTTGTATGGGTCGATAGGCCAGCAAAAGAAATGGTCGCGTAGTCCAGTAAACATCTCAAGTGGATTATCAACAACATCCCTGTACCAAAGCTGAGTACAGCGGAACACATCACGCCTGTTATTGATCCGCTCAACGGTCAAATCCATGCGCCGCTGGAACGTCTCAGGGTCAAGCATCCCGAGTTGTTTGCCGAAAAAGGCGTCATAACTCTGCCTGATTTCTTCCACGTCGCGCCGCATGAAGATGACCATAATTCCACGCGGCATCGTTGCCATTGTGACCACGCCCATGTTTAAGCACTTTATCAGCTTGCCGTCATAAGCCCTTGGAAAGTCAAGCGCCTGATATTGTTCCCGCTCCAACTCGTACAAGCCGCCCTCGTTTGGGTCATAATCCTGGTCAGCGTATTTCCGCCGCATGTCCTCGCGTGAAGGCGCATAGACGGCCTCAAGCCCGCCAGCCTCAAGCGCCCGCATCATCATGGACGTACCAGTCCGCATAAAGCCGCTAACGACGTAGAGCATCGGTTACTCACACAGTCCCAAAAGATACCAAACCCAATCGCAGCTCTCAGGCTCAGGCGGCAAGTACGGGTCAGGCTCTGCCATCTTCTCCGCCTGGTATTTCAGGTCAAGTTGGGTCGATTTCCCTGAGTGTAACTTCGCCTGTCCGACCTCAAGCCCAGCAACCTTGAACCGTGCGATTTCGCCATCGCTTACGCCGTCCATTGGAACATCCACGGAATAGACCGCCTGCCCCTGCCAGTCGAACACCTGCGATCTGACAACGACCACGCCGCCCACAGAGACGTTCAGAGATTGGCCAGCCTGCCCGCCGTCAACGTATCCCCAAAAAGCCGCGGGGATTTGTGGCGGTAACTCTTGCGCCTGCGCCTGTTCTCTCGCTGCGAACGCCACAACACGCGGGTACATCGCAAACCAGACAACCCCGAAAACGATTACCGCGATCAGGGTTACAAATGAGTTTCTCGATTTTCCGTCCATCACACAATCCTCCCATCTTCAGCTTTCAAATAGAGTTGTTCAGTCACTAAGACGCCGGACTTGTACACTTGTTCGGCAATCGCATAATACGGTGTTCCGCCGTCCGATTTCACAATCTCCGGCTTGACCTTGATCTTAGTTGAATAGACAAATTGCACTCGATCCCGCACCGGAGCATTATCTTCCGGGTAAATTTGCATGATTGGACGCCCGGCCCCGTTGTATTTCCAGGCATAACGGGCATTCGTTTTTGCTATGGTGACCTCGAACATCTTGGTTGTAGGCTCCGGCTCCGGGTCGGGGTCTGGCGGAACATCGCCGTTGATGATCCTGGCTTTGATCGTGATCAGGCTAACTCCCTGTGCAATCTGTTCGTCAACAAGCTCTAAAATCTCTATTGCATACTCAAACATTCAATCCTCCAATCTGTTCAAGCGCCCGGACGCCGCCCATCGCCCGCACTCGCTCATCGTATTCCTGTAAATAGGCCATATTGTCTCGATAGATACCCAGCCTGGCACCCATGTCGTAGGCAAGCTGGCGCTTGTCCTTGATCAGTTCTCGGAGCTGCTGCAAGGCTTCGTACCTGCCACTCTGCGCCCACACGTTCCAGACGTATTCCAGCTTTCCCCCGGTGTGGAACATTTTAGCCTTCAAATCTTCGCCGTCCGATTGTGCCTTAGCTGCTCTGCGCTCGATCTCCTGGCGTGGCGTAAATTGCCCGTTTCTGCTGGAGTAGTACATCGCTTCCCCAAGCGCCCCGGCAACCATGCCGCACTCGATAGCTGCTGTCTCCATCTCCTGCAAAGCGGTGGCAACTTCTTGAAACTTGAACTTAAGCAGCAATTCGGCGATCTCATCATCGACACGTTGCAAACGCTTCTGATTAGGCCCCAGATTATTCTCCAGGATTTCACCACGCGCCTTGAAATGGTCGGTCATGATCGGGTCGCCTTCGTATCCGTAGGTGCGGTTGGTAAAATGCTCATCTATACCTGAGTGTAAAATCAGGTTTATCTTGCCCTTGCTCTCAAACGCAACGCCGCGGGCAAACCCTACCCAATAAACCCAGCCTTCAACCTGATAGGCATACTCACTGTTACTCGTCAGTTCGACGCCCCAAACTTCGATGACCTCATGCCGTTGCATAATCGCAAGCGCCAGCATCATGGCCACGGAGCTGGTAAGCATTTCGTCGGGCGTGGCTCGCTTGATTTCGTCCAGCGGGTACACGTGGCAGTTCGGAACCCTGGCATCGTACTCCTGCATCCAAATCACTTTATCGCCGTGGTCTTGCTGCAACCAGTCCCAATGATCGGTCTTAACGTGGTTATATCCGGTATAGACCTTCTCCAGGTGCAATTGGAAATCAACATCCCAGCGCAAGCACCAATCAGATTGTGGCGCTTCGTTGACGACCCAAATCTCATAATCGGGGTCGTTCCACGGAGCAAGATGCCGTGTGGCGGAATGTGAGCCTACAATTGCGAGTTTTTTCATGTTTCTCCTGGTCTTGGGGCGGGCGTGGATGAACCCATCACCCGCCCCGTTACCATTAAGCTGCAACCGTGCTAAGTTGCGCCGGTTACACTAACCATCGTGGTCTGCGGATAGCGTACCCGCAGCTCTGCCCAGCACGCCACAAGGGAAGCGGCGATGGTGTCTGACCATGCGCCAGACACAAGCCGGACATAACGCGCGTTCTTGTTGGTGTTCCCGCCCGTAACCACAGCCGGATCGACTTCGATCTCGTACAGCAGGCCATCCGTGCCGGTGTTCAGGTCGAAACCCGTAGCCGTGCAAGCCGTAACTGCCGACCAGGTGTTCGCCCCAACCGCGCCAGAATAGCGATAGCTAAAGGCGACTGCGGCTTCGCTGTCGCTGCCAGCTTCACAGGCACATTCAACGGTGATGCCCGCGGTGTCGGCGGTTGCCGATGTCAGGAGCCCGGTGAACAGGTAAAAGCGGCATTCATGCGCCGTTTTCAGATCCACCCAGGGTGACGCCCATGCGGTCGCGACCTTATCGACCGGAGCCAGCAATGGGATTACATTTTCGTACATGTTGAGAGTGTTAGCCATTTTCATACCTCCTAAGCACTCGCTGAGGACAGGACAACGAACGGCGATTGAGTAGCGGAGCCCTTGAACGGCGTCAGAGCCGAATGCCACAAGGGAGCGCCATCAACCCGGTAAATAAACCGGAACGCCATTTCGTCAGTCGTGAAGAGAACGTGCATACTGGATGCAGCCTGGATACCGCCATTGGTGATGGTCTGGTATTGACTCAGGCTCGCCAGCATGATATCGCCGGTAGTACCAAGGGCAGAGGCGTACTCGACCTCGATCACGGGCTTACCGTAGATTGATGCGTACGGGGTGGCGGAGTATCCGCCAGCCGGGATAAACACAGGCCAGTTCCCAACGGTCAGGTTGTTGAGCTGCGGGGTGATGGCCTGGTTGATCAACCAGACGTAATCACTCACGCCAGCCCAGCGCCGCGACCACATATTGGCGATGTCCGTGGCGTCGATCTCGTTGGCGTCGATGCGGGTCACACTCACGAGACAAGGGCTGTTCATAATGCCCAGCGGCTTACCAACGCCGTCGCCCTCATAAATCGCATCTTCCACCTGGAAGCGCAGCTCGTCAGGCACAACCCGCCCAAGCCATGAGGACAGGAGCGGAGTGTCAGACAACTGCTCATCCGTGGCGTAGACCAGCGCACCGACTTTCTTGAGTTTCAGGTCGATCAAGCGGAACTTGCCTTTCGACGAGGTGATGGTTCCACCTTCGGCAAGCCAGTATCCGCGCACGCCGCCCCAACGGGAGCCGACCACCCGCGAGGTTTCGTCAACCCCGAAGTAAGTCATGTTGTTGGATTGGACGCTGTCCTGAGAGACACGGCCAAGCACCTGCCCGATGTTGTACATCCGCTCGACAATGCCCGCGGAGTATTGGGTCTGGACAAGATAACCACCGTCAGCGGGTACACCCTCGCTCATCCCGGACGGAGCCTTGAGACTGCGCAGTCGCACATCTTCCCGGCCAGGGTACAGGGCTGCGTTTTTCACAGCCATGAAGAACTCGCCAGCATGGGCAAACCCTTGATCCGCTTCGTCCTTCACAACCTGGACAGATTGCGCCAGGTGCGCGGCTTTGGTTCCGGCAGGCTCGTTCAGGTAGGCGTCCACCTTGGCTGATTGGTTCAGGCGTTCGATATTCGCCTTGATCCCGTCCATATCAGTCAGCAGGGCGTCCCATTGTTTCGCTTCCTCAGGCGTCAGGATTGGCTTCTCGGCCAGTCCCTTAACCTGAGTATTCTTTTCGGACAATTGCGCCCGAAGTTCGGTAACGTTCATTCAAACCTCCTGGCGTTCACACGCCAATTAAGTAATTTTCTAAGTTGAGTTGTGCGTACTGCGTGCGGCGTCGTAGCTGTTCAGTGAGTGCCAGGAGTTTTTGACTTTCGTCCTCTTCCGGCGGCTCGGCTGCAAGCAGGATTTCGCTTAACACGTCTAACGCATTCTTGAGCCGCTCCAAATTGCGAGCGGATAACACTCGACCGGCCTTCAACCAATCAACACCAGTCACGGCCTGGGTCGTGTTAACCAACTGATCCAATAGGGCATATTGATCCGGGGCAATCTGCTCCTTGTATGCCTCCAGCATCGGCGCAAGTTTCGCCGCGACGGTCGCCTGGTTCATTCCCCAGGTCACGTCCGAGACATCCCACAACCTTACCTCTCGCAGGTTGCGCACCTGCATCCCCTTGCTGTCATTTTCTGCGATGGTCTCAAAGTCGAACTTCACGGCGTCATAACCGAAGCTCATCTCAGAGATTGCCCCGGCTTTGATCCCTTCCAGGATTTCGTTGCCCCGTGGCGTGTCCAGGTATTCCCGGACAACCTGTAAACCGCCGGTCGCTTCCGGGTACTCGGTGCGCAGCTCATCGGGCAGGGCGGATGCTCCAACCTCTGATAACTCTTTGATCGTTGCCGTGGGAGGCTGGTATGGGTCGTGCATCCACAAATGGCGCACACGCCGCGCCCCCTCGGTCAATGTCTTTTTGAACGCCCCGCGAATGATGCGATCTCCGCCAGCGTCGATATTGCCCGTGATGGCTGCAAGCCCGGTCACGATGCGCCCGTCTATTTGTTTTGGTTGTGCAACTAAAACTTTATATTCCATATCTCACCTCACCTTAATAACCTGCGAATTGCCTCACGAAACATCTCTACCATCCCAGGCCAGGCTTTCTCAACAACCGCCTGAAGCGTCCACCAATGGCTGTTCTGTCTGGCCTGCCTGTTCTCGTCGATCACAAACGGCGCATACTCCGTATTATTCCCGATCACGCCCACCGTCTCTTGTCCAAGCGGCCTGACTTGCGTGTACATCCTACGCCCAAGCGTACCCGTGCGGGTATAGGTGCTGTTTGCCGGCTTTGGCGGGTAGGGCGGAACCTGGCTGTGTGCGTACTTCATCGCCTTGTCGGTTGCCTTGCGGATTTCCGAGTCCATCTCCCTGGCGATCCGCCCCATCTTATTTGATAACTGCTCCATGCCCTTGATTACAATGTCCATCACTTCACCACAGGTTGCAAATAACAACGGCAATTAACATGGGCTGGCGGGGTATGCTCGCTATCGTCAAGGCTGTAAACATTGCCGTCAAACTCGCTGCAAATCGGGCATACCAGTTCATCTTCCGCCGTCATCCATGTTTGAGCGTCAACAACGCCGCTCTCTTTCCATGCGATTTGATTACCGCTTGCAAATGATCGGGTTGCCTCGGTTACTCCAATCATCTCCGCCCGGACAGGTCCAAACATCGGCTCAAGCTTGGTTATCAGGTCATCCAATGGCGCACCCGATTGAATCCAGCCTGTCAAGGCGTCGCTGACATACTTCTGGCTCGTATCCGTTATCCCGCTGACCAACTCAAAGGAATAGGTCTGCGCCCACTTTAGCGCCGCCTGGTTGACCAATCCCCAATCGATACCAATGCCGATCTCCATAAGGTCATCCGCCGATGTCTCAGCAGCATCCAGCGCAGCGCCAAGGATAAGCGGCATCAAGATGCGGTAAAGCAATTCCCGCTCCTTGCGCCAAAACTCACCCTCAAGCAGCTTGACCTCAGCCAGCATTGGCAAGCTCCTTTTTGATCCGCTTTAACTGCCTGGAAAAATAATCATCCATTGCGGAGGTCATCAGCTTTTCATGCTTCCTGCGCTTTTTGGCGTCCGGCGCTTCGGCGGCTTTGGTCAGCATCTTTCCGGCTTCTTCTTCCGGCAACTCTTCCTCTGGCTGCTCCTCTTCCTCTTCCGGCTCTGGTTCAGGCTCCACAATCTCAATCGGCGCGGGCTCCTGTTTGAGCATGTCGCCGTCCGGCATCTCAGGCAATCCCAACTCAGCCCGGTACTCGTTCAGCGTGATACCGCCAGCGTTCCAGGCTTGCGTCGCTCTCGTCCATTTTGCCGTTGCATCTTCCTGGAGTGCGGTAACGCTGCTAAAGTCCCATTCGCACGTTATCCCCGTCCCAAACTCCGGGATGATCTGATTAATGACCACGTCCTCAAAGTTGGCATACATCGGGATAAGGCTATCTTCCCACCATGCCGTTCTTGCCTCTTTGTAGTTGCTGTACGTCGCCCGATCTAAGCCGATCTTCGCCCCGACGATGATCGCCGGAACGTCAAACACCATGCAAATTCTGGCCTCGTCGCGTGCGTCCAGGCTGTCAAATCCCATATCCTTAAAGCTAGATCCGATCTGCTGATAACTTGCATCTGCATCAAGCACAGCCGGGTTAAGCCAGCTTTCATAACCACCATAACGCTCCGCCCATCGTGCGCGGATATTCTCGACCTGTGTATCATTCAAAAACTGGGTAGTTTTCAACAGGCCCGGAGGCGTCCCGCCCTTCTGGAAGAACAACTTCAGGTAATCGGTTATTGAGTTATCCACGTCTCCCGTCCTGGCTGCTACTGCAACCGGCGGGGAGTAGGTAAACATGCCCAACGGATCGAACAGGGGGAATGTAGCCACATCCTCAGGCGCTAATGTGACCTTGTTCGTCTCGCTTCCGTTGGGTCGGTAAATGAAACCGGACAATCCAGGCCTGCCGCCCTTGCTCTCTACGGGCTGGACCCAATCCGGGCGAAGCGGCCACAATGCAATCACCTGCCCGGCTTTACTGCGCTCCTTCTCCCAATAGGCAACACCTGCCAGTGCCTGGTAGATGATATTCGCACTCCAAAAATCGTACTCGCTCATGTACGGGTTTGGAGCCTGGATAAGCGCCTTTACCGGATGCGTTTCCAGCTCGGTTTCACCAGAATAAAACTTAAGCTCGATCTGTGCGGCTGTGTGCGCTTTTTTGGATATGCACGAATAAATAAGTTCGTTCTTGTGCCAGCCGTGGGTGACATAATTGGCAAATCCGCTGCCCGTGTATGCGGCTACATAACCTTCCCAGGTATCGGTTAAGGTTGCCTTGCTGTGTCTGCGCCTGAATAGTCTATCAATCCAGCTCATAAATGGATGCCTCCATCCCCGCTTGTGTTCGTCATTGCCCACCATGCCAGCGCCAGCGATATTACCCGGTCATCGTGCATTCCCGACGGTGCGCCAAATGTCAGCCTACCCGACGCCATGCTCTCGACCTGATAACTCCGCAGCTCGTCAGCGTAATCCGCCGGAACCATAAACCCGTGATGCTCGAACGCTGCGGCTAAACTTTGTATCAACAATGGCTTCGTGGTCGCCGTCGTGTTGAATCCCATTTTACCATCAACCCCGCGGTATATCTGCCAACCTTCCTGCGCCAATAGCTCGATGTTAGGCTCCCCGATGCTGTTCCGCTCCGGTAATATCCCGCGCACTCCCCAGGCTGATAACGCCGCCTTGATGCGTTCCCGTTGGTAGGTGTAGTCGATCTGGTTGAACCTGTCCCAATACACTACCCGGTTACACTCACGGCAGGCGATTGTTAGCACCGTGAAATCTTCCGACAACGCCCAATCGAGCCCAGCAACCAGGCTATGTCCCCCGTGATCGCCTGGTGCGTCAGGAGCGGGGATCGTTGCTCTCTCTGTTATCCGCTGGAAGTATGCGCCATCTTCCACGAACTCCGCCATGATTTCCTGCTTGACAACCCGCTCCGGTAGCATGGATACCATGATATCGATCTCATCCCGCGGAATGGTCGGATTGTCGTAACTCGTGTACTTGAACCGCTCCCATGATTTGTTGTCCACGGCTGCGGTATAGAAGTTGTAGAAGCCGTTCAATCCCTTCGGTGTGCTGTAAAAGTCAGCACTCCCGCGCAAATCTACCAACGTCGGCGCAATAACCAGATTGAATGCGTCCACCAAATCGGCAACCATTGCCGCCTCGTTGATAATCACATGCTTGTACTTGCGCCCGCGTATTCTGTCCGGCTGCTCAAGTGACCAAAAGTCAATATAGCCGCCGCCCACAAGGTCAAGCCGTTCGTTGTTCAGCTTGCGAGTGATGACCGGCGCGAGGCTGTTGGACAGCAGCCGGAAGTTGTCTGACAACATGCGATAGGATGGCGCCAGCCATGCGACGGGTGACGTATGCCGCAGCGCAAAATATACGGCTCTGTCCTGCGCTAACACATCCTTGCCGAACCTACGACCAGCGCAGACAACGTTAAACCGCCCCATGCCAGCCTTGATTGTCTTTTGCGCGGC